TTGCAAAAAGCATGGACTTAGACCCAGAGAAGGTGACTAACAACATGGATGAGGCTATGCGTCAAGCAGTGTTGTTACAACAGACACAGCCTGCCCCTGCCGCTGGTGGACAGCCCCCACAAGGCGTTGCTGGGCCTCCCGGTGTAGCTGATATGACAGGTGGTGGCGGTGGTAATATTGGTGTTGGCGCACCGCCTTCACCAGAGATGCAAGGATTTAGTGGAAATGAGCAACAAGCCGTACCTCCCCAAGCTTAAACCATTAGTAAATAACAATTTACAGTGGGATGCTTTTGTCGAAATGTTAGACAATGAGATTGATAGTCAGCATAAGAAGCTTGAACAGTCTAAAGATGTTCAAGATATTTACCAATCTCAAGGAGCCATTGGTGCTCTGCGTAGACTTAAATATTTAAAGGATGAGATAAATGCTCAGCAATGATACACAACGACTTTTCGCAGAAGGCGGCATGCCTGATGAAGGTGGATCAACTGATCCTGTTAGCGGCAATCAAGTTCCTCCCGGTGCTATGCAAGAAGAAGTGAGGGATGATATTCCTGCACAACTAAGCGAGGGTGAGTTTATTTTCCCTGCTGATGTGGTGCGTTATATTGGCCTTGAGCGTTTGATGAAGATGAGAGATCAAGCTAAGAAAGGCTTGAAGAGAATGGAAGAGATTGGTCAGATGGGCAATGCCGAAGAAGTGGAAAACCCAGAAGCACCAATGGAAGACGAACAGTTTTCTTCCACCATCGATGAGATTATGGAAGAGCCAGAAGAAGAGCAGCAATATGCCTACGGCGGTGATGTATCTTTTGCTAGACCAGCTATGCCAGCAATGCCTGCTGTACCAACACCAGAACCATTTGTCTTTAACGAAAGTCAGTTGAATAATAATCTGGCTGGTATGCTTGGCATATCTCCAGACTCACAACCAACAACTATGCCACCAGCAGAGCCACCCAAAATGGGTATGGAGACACCCACAATGGGTATGGCTAGAGGTGGGCTGGCTAAGCGTAAGAAGAAGTAAGATATAATAAAGATATCTCCTCCTGTGGTGGGCAGGAAAGATACTAAATAATATACCCACCATCATTGGCTACTTAATTCCCCAGCATTGGCTGGCTTACAATTAGCCCCAACTTAAAAAGGTTTATATGTCCGAAGTTGTTTTAGATAAAAAAGAAGAAGTTAAAGTTTATTCTGGTTTTAGCAAACGAAACGCTAATCAAGAGAAAATTGAACAAGAAGAAGCTGAGCTTAAAGCACTGCAAGAAGAAAATAAAGATGGTGAGAAAGCTAAAGAAGCTGAGCCAGAAAGCGCAGAAGAGCGTAGCTTTAAAAAGCGTTATGGGGATTTGCGGAGACATTCTCAGCAACAACAAACCCAGCTTCAAGGCCAAGTTGATGAGCTAAAGAAACAGCTTGAGCAAAGCACTAGCAATCAAATTAAGATGCCTAAGTCAGAAGAAGAACTTGCTGAGTGGGCAAGACAATATCCTGATGTGGCAAAAATTGTAGAAACAATTGCCATCAAGAAAGCCAAAGAACAAACAGAAGCTCTTGACCAACGCCTTAAATCGTTGGATGAGCGTGAAGCTTCTACAGCTAAAGACGAAGCTGAGGCTGAGTTGTTGCGTTTGCACCCCGATTTTGACCAGATTAGGGATGATGATGAGTTCCATAACTGGGTGGATGAGCAGCCTAAGTGGGTGCAGCAAGCCTTGTATGAGAACGACACAGACGCTAGAGCAGCAGCTAGAGCCATTGATCTGTACAAAGCAGACAAGAAGATTGCTACAAAGAGGAGCACAGGCAACAGAGATGCAGCACAAAGTATTAATACTAGGGGCGGTAGATCTGCTCCTTCTGGTGAAGACAAAGATGGCGTGATTTATGAATCACAGGTGGCTAAGATGTCTACACTGGAATATGAAAAGTATCAGGAAGACATTGGTAAAGCAATTAAATCTGGTAAGTTTGTATACGATTTAAGTGGTAACGCTCGTTAATAGTTGATGTATAAGTCAATTACCATTAGTTTACAACTAAGTGTTGACAAATAGATCAATCATGTTATAACTTTGAACATAGGCCACTCTGGTGGTCTTGTTCTAAACCGATTAAAGCCGTCATATGCAATGACCACCTTTAATCAAAACTAGAAAACTCGTAACGCAAAGCAAGTAAACTGTCAGAATTACCTGTAAGTTTATTAGCCTGTATTGATGATGAGGGCACTTGTCACTGATACACACCTAATAATGTCAGCCTCTGTAGTTGTGTGAGCGTATTTAATTATATGCCCTATCAATATCTCTAGGAGGATAAATCATGGCATTTCCGAAAGCAGTAGGATATAACAACCTACCCAATGGGAACTTTAGTCCCGTAATCTATTCCAAGCAAGTTCAGCTTGCTTTCCGTAAGTCTTCAACAGTTGAAGCTATTACTAACAGCGACTATTTTGGCGAGATTGCCAACATGGGCGACTCTGTTAAAATCATCAAAGAGCCTGAGGTTTCTGTTCAGTCTTATGCCCGTGGTACACAAATCACTGCACAAGACCTGAATGACGAAGACTTCACCCTTGTTGTTGATCAGGCTAACTACTACGCCTTTAAGATCGATGACATTGAGGCTGCTCACTCCCATGTGAACTTCATGCAGATGGCCTCTGATCGTGCAGCTTATCGCTTGCGTGACCAGTATGACCAAGATGTGTTGGGTTATTTGTCTGGTTTTCAACAAGCCGCCAAGCATACCCAAGCCGATACTGCTCGTACCACTTTCCCCGGTACTAAAGCTTTGTCTCAAGCAGGTTCTAACGAATTGTTAGCAACCATGATATTGAAGAAAAGTGACTTTGGTAACATCACCACAGCTTCTGCTGGTGATCACTCCATCCCCTTGGCTGCTCGTCTTCCCGGCGCTACAGCTATGCCCACTGCTACGGCTTCTCCTTTGATGGTGATTTCTCGTATGGGTCGGTTGCTTGATCAACAGTTTGTTGACTCACAAGGTCGCTGGTTGGTCGTTGATCCCGTGTTTGTCGAGTTGCTGAAAGACGAAGACAGCCGTTTGCTGAATGGAGACTTTGGTGGCGCAGGCTTGCAAAATGGTTTGGTCATTAACAACCTGCATGGCTTTAAAATCTATGTGTCTAACAACCTTCCCAAAATTGGAACTGGCTCAGGCACCACTGGGTCTGCTAACCAAAACACCAACTTCGGTGTGATTGTTGCTGGTCACGACTCTGCTGTTGCAACTGCTCAGCAAATCACCAAGACAGAAACCTATCGTGATCCAGATAGCTTTGCTGACATCGTGCGTGGTATGCACCTGTATGGTCGCAAGATTTTGCGCCCTGAGGGCATCGTCACTGCTAAATATAACGCCGCTTAAGGGGAACACTAATGGCAACTATTACAACTCTCTCTAACGCTGTTGGCGCAGGTACACAACCTGTTCGTTCTATTCGTAACATGCCTTATGTAGTGGAAAACACCATTAGCTGGGCTGCTGCTGCAACAGCAAAAGGCAGCGTACTTGCTGCTGCTGATGTGATTGAAGCTCTCCAGATTCCCGCACAATCCATTGTGTTGGCTGCTGGCTTTGAAGTGATCACTGCTGCCACTGGTAGCTGCACAGTTAGCTTGGGTGTCACTGGTGTTACTGCTGCTGCTTATGTTGCTGCTTTTGCTGTGACTAGCTCAGCTACTGCTGGCACCTATGCAACCCCTGCCACTGCTGGTTATCCGATTGTTACTGCTGCCGCTGATACATTGGACTTGTTGTTAGTGACTGAGACTACAACTCTCAGTGCTGGCTCTGTCCGTGTATTTGCTGTGATTGTGGATGCGGCTGATCGTGTTGGCCCTGCCTCAGTAGACCGTGAACAGTTGGCTTAAAAGCTAACTAAACCAAGGGGCAGCTTCCACAAGAGGTTGCCCCTTTTTTGTTTATACATAGAAAGATATTGCAATGGCTATCACTTCTGCTCTTTGCACAAGTTTCAAAAAAGAATTGCTTGAGCGTAAGCACGACTTTAATACCACTAGTGGTCACACTTTTAAGATTGCTCTTTTCACTTCGGCTGCTTCCCTTGATGCTACAACTACAAATTACACTACCTCTAATGAAGTGGTAGGTACTGGGTACACTGCTGGTGGGGCAACTCTTACAAACATTGATCCAACATCTAGTGGCACTACAGCTTTTGTAGACTTTAGTGATGTAACTTTCACTACTGCTACCATCACTGCTGCTGGTGCTCTCATCTATAACACCACCACTGATGGTAGTTCTAGCACTACCAATGCTGTAGCTGTCATCTCTTTTGGTGGAGACAAGACATCTACCAATGGTGACTTTGTTGTTCAATTCCCCACAGCAGACGCAAGCAACGCCATCATTCGTATTGCTTAAGGAATCGTAGATGGCTACGACTACAAGGTCTGGAGCTATCTATAGCATAGGTGTCTATGGCACCTCTCGCTATGGCATAAGCAATGTAACTTATGTTCCAGATGGTGTGTCTGCTACGGCAGCAATAGGAAGTGTTTCTATTGTTGCTAAAGCAACTGTTCCAATTACTGGAGTGGCTGGTACAGGAAGTGTAGGAAGTGTTTCAGTTGTTGGTAAAGCTAAAGTATTACCAACAGGCTTATCAGCTACAGGCTCTGTAGGCACCAACTTCACATTCAGCTTAGCTTGTAAGTTCACACCTTCAGGAGTGGCCTCTACAGGCTCTGTAGGCAGCATAACTGTATTGGCTAAGGCCAAGGTATTGCCAACAGGTGTAGCAGCTTCTGGAGCCTCTGGTAGCGTTTCTGTTGTGGCTAAGGCTGTGGCAGCAATTACTGGTGTGTCAGCCACAGGCTCTGTAGGCACCAACTTCACATTCAGCTTAGCTTGTAAGTTCACACCTTCAGGAGTGGCCTCTACAGGCTCTGTAGGCAGCATAACTGTATTGGCTAAGGCCAAGGT